CATGCTTCCCTCCTTGATTGGTGCATGGGATGGGGGCGGCATCACCGCCCCACACCGATGCATCACAGGCTGTTGAAGACCTCGTTGGCCATGTCGTTGGCCTTCTGTGCCTCGATCTCGGCCTGACGTGCGGCGTCCGATGCTGCCACCCGTGCAGCCTTCAGTTCGCGCATGGCATCCTCGAAGCGGTCCCAGTCTTCTTGCTCGTACTTGCTGGGCTTGAACACGCCCTGCACACGGTTGCCGTCATCGTCCTTGCGGCTGGTGAACTTGCCCACCAGAGCTTCGGCCATGGTCTGCATGGGGTCCTTGTCGGTCTCGCCCGACACCAGCTTGGCCAGCTTGTTTTCGCTGTCGATGTTCTCGCTGTCCAAGATCGCCTTGACCAGCGAGGGGGTGGCCTGCGTTGGGATGTCCAGCACACGCAGTGCGCCGACGGAGTTTTCAAGGTAGCGCTTGGCGGTCGCCTCCTTCACGCCTGCGTCTTCGATCAGGCCTTTGTACACCTGCTTGGCGATGGCGCGGGGCAGGTTGCCCTTCACCAGCTTCTGGCCGGACAGGCCTGCGATCAGCGCCGAATAGGCACTGATCTTCTGGCCGTTGGCTTCAACGGTGCGTTCCTTTGCCTCGCCCTTCAGGTTGGCGATGGAGGTCTCGCGGGTGGCGATCTCGTCGAACACTGCGCGGTCGATGGTGTTGGTCATGGTAGTCTCCTTGGGTTGGGGTCTCTTGTCTCTGCTGCGGACCGGGGCATGGGATGGCCACCCCGCAGGGTGGCACACCGATGATCCAGTCAAACGCCGTTCCTGATGGCGAGGAGGTGGTCATCCTCAATGAGCTTAGCGGCCTCATCCAGAAGGTCATTGGCCATGGCATCGAGGATGCGGAAACGCTCGCAGTAGATGTCGCTGTCGCGCTTCCAAGCGTCACGGTTGCCGATGTAGTCCCGGCCATGCGGTGACAGTTCCTGCAGCGCCCGCAGCGCCTCATGGATCGCACGGCGGGCCTCGATCCGCATTTTGACGAGGTCGTCACGGCTGGTGCCGTTGATGTTCACGATGGGTTGCATGATGGACATTATTTGATGATCCCCTTTTTGCGAAGCCGCGCTTCCAGCTGCAGCCTGTGTTGTCTCTGTCGTTCCAGCCCTCTGGACATGTCCAGAACGAGCCAAGCGTAGACGCCGATGAGGCCGGATAGTCCCAGCCCCATCATGGCGACGAGCATCCATTCCATGCTGGTTGCCCCTCAATAAAGGTCCAAGGTGTCGGCGGCATCGTGATGGTGCCACCGGGCTTCCGCCGCCTCGCGGGCGGCGTTGCATTCGGCGCGGTCAAGCATGACGTTCTGTTCGGAGAACAGCCGCCACTTGACGTTCAGGATGCGGTCCTTGCTCTCAGCCTCGGGGCTGTCGGGGTCCATGCCCTGCAGCGACCGCTCGAGGTGCAGGATGTCATCCTGCAGGACGCGCATGTTCTCGCGGATTTGATCGATGTTCATGGCGCACCTCAGAAGGGCAGGACGGGAAGGGAAACGGGCTTGGCCTGCCCATACTGGGACAGGTCGATGATGCGGGCGGCGTAGACGATTTTCGACATGATAGGTCTCCATGGGTTGATTGATTGCACTGGCACACAGGATGCCAGCCCATCCGGGCTGGTCACCAGTAGGTCAGTCGCAGGATGAATAGCGGGATGATTGCAGCATCCACACGTCCCCGGACTGCCACACCGTGTAGGTGTAGCCGTACCCCGGCCCAAGCAGCGCCTTGCTGCGCTGGCCCTCAGCCTCAGCCTCGGCCTGCGTCTTGAACAGTTCCATCTTGCGGATCATGTCAGTACCCCAGCCACTGTAGGACATCCTGCGCCCGGTACTCTTCCCGGTCGCCCAGATCATCGATGAACGTACCGATCTCATCGCTCAGGCCATGGTCGGCAATCTCTTTCAGGGCACGGTCACGGGTGACCATGACGCCCTCGGCGCTTTCGAAATAGGTCATGTGTTTTCCTCTCGGTTGGTTGTTGGTCACTGGCACTCAGGATGCTGGCCCCGCAGGGCCAGACACCAGAGGGTCAGGCGGTGACGATCAGCGCGCTGGTTGGATGTTGCGGGGAAGGATGAACACATCCTTCGCATAGCGCGACTTGTGAAAGGTCATGGCGTTATTCTTGATCCAATCAAGGCTCACGCTATCGGTGATCCAGAACTCTCCGTGGAAGAGCGAGTAAGCAGTCATTTCGTGGTCTCCTTGTTTGCGTTGGCCTTTTGGATGCCGCCCCCGCAGGGGCGGTCACCGAAAGGTCAGGCGGTGACGATCTCGGGGCGGTGATAGAGCGCCTCCCAGACAGGCACAGGATGGCGCAGCGGCGCGATGTCGGTGCAGCCCTTGCGGCCCTCGGGGAACAGGCGCAGCCACTCGGCCTCAGCCTCTTCGATGGTGGCGAACACCATGATGCTGCCACACGTTGCCCAGTATGCGCCGCGCCGTGCCTGCGGATGCAGCAGGTAGACGTGGTACGGGGTCACCGGATCGCGACCGTTCCAGTCGCTGGTGGACATTGAGCGGATGACAAATACCGTTTTGTTCACTTCATTCTCCTTGGGTTGATTGGTTGGCCTTCTGGATGCCAGCCCCGCAGGGCTGGTCACCAGAGGGTCACGCGAGGATGTTTGCAATGTCACCGCCTTGCAGGATGCCATCCTTTATCGCTGCGGCCTCGATCTTGTCGATCTGCCGCTGATGCCACTTGATCGACATCATCACGGCCTTGCGCTCAACCTCGGCCAGATCGCGGCTTTCGGTGTCCGGGTAGTAGCTTGTGCCGTGGGTCACAGCCCAGTTGCCATTGGGCAGCTTGCCAGCCTTGTACTTCATTGATTTTCTCCTTGTTGCATGGGATGCCAGCCCCGCAGGGCTGGTCACCGATGCATCAGGCTGCTTTGCGCTTGGCCTGCACGGCCTTGACTGACGCCGCTGCGGCGTCGAACAGTTCCCGGTGTTCCGGGGTCATGAAGATCAGGCGGGCAATGCTGACCTTGTAGGGGTTCAGTTCGTACATGCAGCCCAGCCAGTAAGCCTCACCGGGCGTTCCCATGGGCGGGCAGGTGGCCTTCAGCTTGCCCTTGCGGGGGCCAGCTTGGCAGATGGCCTGCTTGTGCGCGGTGTTGACCAGTTCTTCTACGTTCATTGATTTTCTCCTGATTGAACCACCAGAACACCCGGCAGTGCCGGATGCTCAAATTGTTCAATTGATCTTTTTGGGGGTCGCGCTGGTTTCTCTTGGCCCTGTTCCCGGTGCATCACTGCGGCGGTTGAGGTGTGCCGATGGCCAGCACGTTGCCCCCTATGTAAAGGGTTCGGCCTCGGATGGAGCGTGTGGGTCAGGCGGTCATCCGCGCTTACGACTTGGGCCTTCTGGCTCGCGCACCTCCCACCGGGTGGCGCTATGATGGGCTGGGCTGGGCAGCTGGGGCCGGATCGGCACGGGCTGCTTCCCGTCTCACTCGTTCACTAGGTCACTGGGTACGCCCTATGTAGGCCATTTGCACAGACTGTCTGTCAATAGGGGTCGGAAGGCCTTTAGTGCCGATAAGGTGAAATAAGTGCCAATAGGTGCCTGTGTGTGATAATTAAAGCACAGATTGGTATTGTTTTGGTATTGCTCAGGTGTGGTGTTGGTATGGTCGGGTGCCTCTTCTGAGCTGTTCGAAAAGGGGTGATTTCTGGGGTGATTCGTGGGGTGATTCGTTTTGGGATTGTGCAGTGATATCAATGGGTTGTGTGCCGAAAAAAGCCCGATCTTTTGGGGTGTCCCGAGCCGCAGGCGACATGCAGGTGCAATCAGTCCTATCGGGTGGTATCATCTGGGGCACAGATCACAGGCCTGTGGGCCTGCACCAAAGGATGGATCAGATGGCACGGAAGACCCCCGGAGACGATGAGACAGGCACCACGCCCGCCAAGGGTTCGCGCCCGTCCCGAGCGAAGCGACACCTTGCGGTCGTAGCAGGAACAGACACCGTGAAGACACCAAGGGCAAAGCCAACCACTGGAGGGGGCGTTGGAACATCCAAGGGTGCATCGCCTACCGGGACAAGACGCAAGTCAGGGAAGAACCTGCTTCTGGGTCTCACCAGCAAACAAGAGGCCTTTGCTGAGGCGGTGGTGTCCGGCATGTCACTGACAGCAGCCTACAAGTCAGCGTACGAAGCTCAGGCGATGTCGGAAGAGGCCATCAGGGTGGAGGCGTCAAGGCTGCTGACCCACCCTAATGTTTCCCTGCGGGTTAAATCGTTGAATGCTGAGAAAGAAGACCAACGGCGCATGCTGGCAGTCAACCGGGCAGAACGCGTCCTTCAGCGCTTGGAGAAGCTGGCCGACAACGCCACCGCTGAGAGCGTCAAGGTCAGGGCCAATGAGCTTCTGGGCAAGACCGCTGGCCTGTTCACTGAGCAGATCGAGATCGAGGACAAGACAGATCGCAGCACGGCTGACATCGAGCGATCCATTGCTGACAGGCTGGCAAGGCTTGGGCTGACAGGGTAGGGCCGGGAAAATACCCCCCCCTCCCCCTCCATCGCTGTGCGCTGCGTACAGTGGCCGCTGCGTGGCCTTCTGTGTTCCCGGCTAGGGTGACCTAGGCCAATGGGTAGATGGCGCTCCTAGGCCTCTCCCATGCAGTGTGGCGGGGTGTCGGGGTCCGGTCGTCGGGGGATGGACGGTATGGCGACCCCCACCTACCCCCAACCCCCCTGTCGCGATGGCCGCCCTCCCCACGCACGTACATG